GAACCGCTACATAATGTTTAATAGATAAGTGTTTTATAACTTCCTCACTTCTTAAGGCTGAGTGGATTATTGAGATTTTAGGTATGTTGGGGTATCTGAGACATAGGAATTGGTTAGGGTAAGGTTGGGAAGCTATAATTAGATTATACTCTTCTTGCAAATTACTTAGATGCTTTACTTTTATACCTCTTTTCAATAAATCTTGAAATAAATAAAAATCCAAATTAGGTTGGGTATAAGTTGCAAAAGTAATATCTAGTTGTTCAAATTGTGATAAACCTACCAGAAGCTCATAATGATACAGTTCACTACCTCCTACACTGTTCATATTTAAACAAGATATTAAAATTTTCATTTTTATCTTTTTATATTTTTACCTAACTCTCTAACAGGTACACCAGCGTATTTGTGGTAAGGTTTTAATTCTGACTTTTTACCTACAAACCCATTAGCACCTATCATACATCCTTCAGGAACTTCCACTCTCTGATGGATAACAGCATTTAATCCTATATTATTATTTTTATTTATGACAGAATGTCCTCCTACCTTAACTCCACAAGATAGTGTTACTCCTGCTTTTAAAATAACATCGTGACCTACATGGGAGTGTTTCATCAGATAGCAATCTTTTCCAATTTCTGTACACCTCTCTACTCCTGAATCTATTGTTACTAATCCTGTTATTCTTGTACCTGCTTTTATTATTACTCCCTGGTCTATATCTTCTCTACCTTTCCACTCTGCTGGGTATCCTATTATACAATATGGGCCTATGTATACATTTTCTTCTATAATTACATTAGGCCCTATCTCTGCTGTTGGGTGTATAACTGCTGTCTTATGTATAAGTATTTTACTTTCTTCTGGGTATTGTTTCATGTTTACTATTAAATTTTCCATAACTTATAATGTATCGTAAAATTCGTTTTGTTTTTCTTGTCTTTCTATTGTTTTTGGGTGATATAGGGCAAATTCTTCTTGAGCCGGTAGAGCTGAGAATGTTTTATGTCCTTCTAATACTTCATGGACTTTATTTCTCCATTTAATCTCTGGTTTCTTCTTCCAAATTCTCATTTGATAGTCGCACCAATTTATAATAGGTGTATAATATTTAACTTTTATTTTCATAACTTTAATATAATAATTTCTATTTGTATCTCCAAATAAATCCTCCAGCTGAGTGGTTTATTCCATTTTGTCGTGCAACGGCATTTATAGTAGTTTTATTAATATTTAACTCCTTTGAGGCCACCACAGCAGAGGACCATTCTTTGAGAAAATTCATATCTAAACCATACTGCAAGATGGGTTTTGAATTCCTTTTTATAAGATTCTTTACCCACTTCTCATCTCTTTTCTTTCCTTTATTTTTTTTACTTATTCTAGATCCAAACCCTTCAGGTTTTTTCCTACCTCTATTAGCATTACCTATTTTTTCATTTCTTTCTTTACTTCTTATCATACCCCCAAACCCTTCAGGTTTTTTTCTACCTTTGGAATATTTATTCCATTCTAATTTAATCCTTTCATATTCCCTAGATGTTAATTTATACCTTTGGAGGGGAAGTTTGTTTTTATTAATAGACATTAAAAATAAAGCATACCATAAATCTCTATTATTAGGGTAAATTTCACAAAGTAACCTATGACATAAAAAATGCTCCCTAGCAGTCAATTTAACGAGATTTACATTAACATCATTACCCCCCTGACATTTGGGTATAATGTGATGTTTTTCCGTATAACCTTCTATTTCTCTATTTTTAGCTCTTTCAATTATTTGATTGTATACCTTTTTATATTCCATATGGATGTTGTTTTGTTATACATATGACGTCTATTTGGAAGGTGTAGTTTCTTCTATAATTAAATCCTTTTGTTTTAAAAGATTGTACTCATCTAAATCTTGGGGATTGTCTAAATCAAATTCCTTTTCCTCAATGTGAGTTTCTAATTTACTAATATTCCACCCCCACTTCTTAACATGAGATAGTCCTAAGTTAGAAACAGTATTTACTCTGGGTACTAAGTATACATCGGTGTCGCTATTGCTTTCTAATATAGTTGGTAGGTTCTTTAATAATAACTCGTTTGGAAGCTCATCCGCATCTAAGTTTACAATATAATCCCCAGCACAATAAGTGGTAAGTAAATTTTTCCAATTAGCAAAGTGTCCATCAAACTCAAATCCCTTCCATGTTTGTACATTAGGTAGTTTATTAAATTTTAATAGGTAATTTAGTACTTCAGGATCACCATTTTTTTGATCAAATAAAATTACTATTTCATCTTGCACTCTTTTATTTTCTAAAAGAAATGGAATAAGTTTCTGTATTTCAAGAAATTCATTGCAGCATGTAATGGCGTATGAAATTTTCATATTATATTATTCTGGTATTACTTGAATATATGAAAGAGCATTCATGTAGTCACGTTCTTTGAAATGTTTTATGGTAGACATATCAGTCCTATATTTTTCTCCCTTATACTTCTTAGATTCTTCCTCTAATACTGGGATTGCCTTAACTGCGGACCAAAACCAATTATCTCTCCCACTACCATCAGCAAATACCATTCCTTTTTCTTTAATATTAATTGTAGAAGGCATCCAGATTTTACCTGTATCTTCTTCTTCATCTATTAATTCTTTATATAGTTCTGGTAGGATTTCTAATTGTTTATTAAAAAAATCTGACCCTCTAACCATTATGGAATTACTTTGGTATCCACACCCTAGACACATTTCAAGGGTGATTTCTTTATTTACTTCTTGAATATAAGAAGCATCTGATCCACATCTTGTGCATTCTATAAGATTGTCAAAATTCATATTATTTTATTTTAGTGAGTTTTGGTAAATTTAATTTAGGTAATACTAATTCCACCTGTTTAGGGAAGGTTGGAAGGTTTTTTTCTAGAATTTCTGTTATTAAGTTTTGCATCTTTGCATAACTAAAATTAGTTCGGGCATAGTGGGCTTGACGTTTTCCTTTAATAGAGTATTCTTTATATTTTTTAAATACATCTTTTAAAAATTGACCAATATGAGGGGTACTAGGTTTAAACCATTCTGCTTCTTCAACCAACCAATTATTGGCTGCACTTTTGTGTACTTTCTCCAATTCTCCTGGGATTAAAACTGTATGATCTTTGTGAAGAAAATCTAAATGACCTGACCAACCAGAAGCTATTATGGGTTTACCTGTTAAACTAAATTCTAATAAAGGTCTCCCAAATCCTTCTCCTTTAGTTAAACTAACCATAGATTTAACTTTAGGATGATTATACAATTCATTCATTTCCTTATCATCTAATTCTCCATTTAGAAGATATATGTTAGGAAGATTTGAAGTATTTAGTGAGTTTTTTATATTTTTTATTTTATTTAAAATTTGTTCTCTACTCATATAAGAGGCAACTCCAATTGAAGATTTTAATATCAAAGCTGGGGGGTTACTTTTGTTCTTAAAAGTTTCTAAAAAAGCCTTTACTAATAGGGAAACATTTTTTCTATCATGACCAAAATCACCTTGCATCCAGTGCCCCACAAAGAGGAAACAATGGTTTTCTTTTATATTTTTTAAATCAATATTTGTAATTTCATTACTTTTAATAGGCCTATATACATCTAAATTAACTCCTTCAAAAATAACATGCATTGGCTTTTCTAATCTTACTTGTCCTATGATTTGTTGGGTAGTTTTATCTTGTTTACTATAAACCATTTTTTCAAAAGTTTCCTTAGCAAAATTAGATGAAACCCAATTCATATCCATTCTATTTAACCCCTCAATCCATTCAGGTTTACATATAGTTGATTCAATACCTGCGGTACATCCTATATTATATTTACCTATGGGTTGGAATTCATTAGGGATAGATATTTGAAGCCAAATATCAGGTTTAGAGCTATTCCAATTAGAGGGAGCAGTATATTGTAATAAGAACTTCCATTCAGGGTGATCATTACAAAAACCCCATGAAGTTTCTCCCCACTTTTGGGGTAAAAGTTGAACTTCATATTTGTCTGATTCTATTATGGATTTTATGACATCTCTACTACGAGCTGAATACCCTGAATAACAATCAAATGGTGAGGATATTACAAATCTTGGTTTTTTATTCATTTTAATATATAACTTTATGGTTTAAAAATCTTCCTTTATATTCTGTGGTATTTATTATTTCATAATTTTCTCTAGGTTTCCAAGTATCAAATAATGTATCTAATGATTTTATGATAGTTTTTCCTTGGTTTTCGGAAGTAAACCCAGCTTCATTGGACATTGCCCATTCTCTACCTTTTAAACCCCTACGCTTTAGTTCTTCTTTCCCTAACTCATAACATTCTTTAATTCTATCCATAGCATCCTCCCATTTACACCTATCATCAAATATATAGGGGGTTGAAGGAGAACCTTGGATTGATCTAGAGGAAGGATAAACTGGGAAAGCCCATTCACCATGTTTTTTAAATGTTTCTTTATGGTTTGAAGGAATATCTCTGTCAGGGGTAAACCAATTTCCTTCATTGTCTTCAAATCTCATTTGATCTTGCATTCCTCCTGTAACATTTGCTATGATAGGAGTACCTGCAAACATAGCTTCGGTGATTGTTAACCCCCACCCTTCATTAGATGTTAATAATATTTGAATATCTGCTATGTTATATAGAAAATTTAGATGTTTAGTTGATAGTTTATTAGTAGAGAATATTACATTATTCTTATAATCTTCATCAAATAGGTATTCTTTAACTTTTTCTAAATCTGTCCCCGCATCTGAAACCATCTCAGTATGTAGTATAAAATAACACTGTTTTGCTTCTTCTTTGGGTAAAGTATCTAAAAATTTCCTAAAAGCCAACATAGAATCGGGAATTTGTTTTCTTCTAATATTTCGGGAATTAAAAAACATTACAAATTTTGGATCTCCCCCACTAAAAAATTGTTTTTTAAATTGATTATATTCATTAAAATCCCCACTTTCTTGGGTAATTGGGAAATAAGAGTTTGGATTTATACCATGTGGGACATATTTGAATATTTTATTTTTACCTGCTTCCTGGAGGACTAACTTGTTGATATTAACAGTTTGTTTTGATATCCCCATTAATAAATCACAAGCTTCATAGTAAGGTCTATTATACATGGGAGCTGGGTAATTATCCCATATATTTAAATAAACAATTGGTATTTTTTTACGGAGTTCTTGTTCCATATTAAATAACCAAGTGAAATATCTAGGATCAGTAATTAGAAATATAGCATCTGGTTTTTCTAATTGAATTATCTGTCTTAGAATTTGAGGATTACCATACCCATCAACAGGATAAAGCAATACTGAGGAATCGGTTAAACCTGTTGTTTTGTTTATATCTTGGGATAGGTCTAATTTTTTACCTTTTTCAGGGTGTTGTATTGCCCCCGCTAATTGGACCCAGTTAAAGTGTTGGGATGTTTCTAAAACTATTTCTTTTGCAACAGTTGCAACTCCAGAATGTACACGAATATCATCACATATTAAGAGAATACGTCTCCTTTTTTCTTTTGGGATATATTTAAAACCTTTACTCATTTGATTTACTTTTATAATTCTATATTAGTTTGATTTGTAACGGTTTTACGAAAGGTTTCGTCTGTGAGGTATAAATAAATAGCACGATCGGCTAATTTTTGGAAACTAAATTTTCTCTTTACACATTCTATACGAAAATCTTGAAATAAATCGCTTCTAACTTTTACACTGGTGAGTGTCATTTCTTTTTTTGAACTCATAATTTTTTACTTTAATGTTAATTTTTTTAATATAAATATATACTAACCCTACTATTTAAATTGTTTTCCCAACCCACATGCATCATCAGTAGAATAGGGACAAAAACGACAGTTCCAAGAGCTAGGTAATTTAGGGTAGTCACCATCTTTTATATTACCAGAGGTAGTAAAACATTCTTTTATAAAGTCATTAATAGCATTTTTTGCTTTACCTAATTTAATTTTCCCACTTGGGGGAGTAAATTGTTGTACTCTATATGATTGGTATGGAGATATAAGTTTATCATCATCCCACTCCATTACTTTTCTCTTGACAATAAAAAATTCAATATCAATATTATTTAAAGGTATTCCATATTGCTCACTAAAAAACTGTTTATAAAGGAGTAATTGGTATTGTTTATCTTCATTTTTTTTATCTTTACCCCCCCAGGCACGTGTGCTGGTTTTTATATCA